TGGATAGCAGCGTCTGCCATAGAGTTAGTAACCTTATCAGGATCAAGATCCATCGACTTAGCAATCTCACGTATAATGTAATCCATCTTAGCAAAAGGAGCTAGTACTGGGTTCTGTGCTACTTGTAAGAATTGCATTAAGCGCTGGGATCTTACTTCGTTAGCCATTAAGCTTTCAGTACCTGATGCATGTACTTCTAAGTCACCACGTATTTGTTCATCAAAGTCAAACTGCATGTTGAAAGAGAAGAATGCTTTACCTAGTGGGCGTAGTAAATAATCATCAACGTTTTTAACTACTGTTCTGATAGAACCGTTGGCAGCAGACATAAGCATACTAATACCTGAGGCTGTACGCCCAACGCCTGATACTCCTGTTTGACCATGAGCAAAGCTAGGGAAGCCAGTACTTTCATCTGCTAGTACACGTGCCTTATCAAATAGTTGCATATTCTCTTGAGCAACATTTGGGAACTTAGTACCAAAGATGGCTTGTCCTGGTGCACCCCCAGCCCTGCGGAAGACCTTGCCCGGGTATACAGATAAGTCTTGTCCCGGTGTTAAGTTGGTCTCGTCTACTTCTATAATAAGATTACCAGATAGTGCAGCATTGTCAATAGCCATACGCATAAAGCCATTCATTAATGTCTGTGTATCATCCATATTCTCAGCAATACCTACACCAAAGAAGCTGTAAGGGTTATGCTCGTAAGGAACTGCATAGTAAGGAATACGAGTAGGTTTGAATGGGTTCAGTACAAATCGTAGTACTTCACCATTACATACCCATACGTTACAGTTAACCTCATCTAATTCTTTTAGTTCGCTGGGTATATTAACACCATGCTCTTCAAGTAGTTCAATGTCTACGTAACCCCAGAACTCTAGTACTTCCCAACGCTCAGAGGATGGTTGTGTATCATCGTCCTCCATAGTCATTTCCCAGTATTTCTGTATGTAGTCAGGCCCTTTATCTACAGCCAGCTGAACCGAATCAGACATGAAGTATGGACGACTTCTTAAAGAACGTAATTGTGTACGTGACATCTTATGACGTTCAACAGTATATTCTGCATCATTCATAGACTTAGCTTCTGGGTCTGGGTAGAAATCCCAAGAAGAAACATGGCTACACTCAGGTACTGTCTTTACTAGAGGATCATATTCACCCTCATCATTCCAGTTAGGATATTCTTTATCTACTGCGAAAGGACCCTTCATAACACCTGTGCCTAGTAGCGCCATCTCAAACGCCATAGAGCGTAAGTGTGTTGATGCACCTGATTCTTGTAGCTGGTCATGGATTTTCTTTTCCATCTTCTTAGCTGCAATCATAGCTGGGTGGAACGATACAGTAGATGGTGTAGTGCCATCACCCTCAATAATCTTATCTGATACAGCTTCTAGCTTACTTTTTAAACCACCCATTCGTGCCTGTAAGTCCATAAGGGTCTCACCAGGTTTTAGAGAAGTATCACCGTTGAGCAAATAAGAACTAGAAGGTTTATCTTCAGTCACAGGTTTAAGTGCATCACCTGCAGCTTGAGCCTTAGGATCTATATTAATATGTACTGCTTCTGCTACACCATCAGGTAATACAGAAGGGTTAACTGATAGTGGGAACTTGTTGTTACCAAATAGTACATCAACAATCTGACCGTATGCAGCAAGTGTCTTAGTCTTAGTAACCTTAACAAATACGCGAGACTTTTCAGTGTCGGTAAACTGTACATCCTTGCCGTATAAGCCCCTATAGTTTCGGTAAGCTTTTAACCAGCGTTGTTCATCTGAGTAACGTGCATCTTCTGCTCGATTGTATCTCTCTTGTACAAAAGCTACTACACTAGATTTTTCTTCAAAGATTTTATCCGTACTGTTTTCTGCAGCTACGACTTCATCTGTTTCAAACATTTCTTCTTGTTCTGCCATTTATTAATACCCGAATGTTGTATCACTAGCTTGAAAGCCTGTGCGTTGTGTTGCTGGGTTGAAATCCCAAATGCTGCTGCGTGGACGTGTCATAACACCGTAACGCAAAGCATCGTATAAGTGATCCTCTGCGTGAGTGTCTACATCTTCTGGGTTTCTCTTATCCAGAGGAATGCTTGGTATCTGCGCTATAGTGTTTGTGCAGTTATTCATAAATACTAATCTAGGCTTCTCAGTAAACTCATCAACTTGTAGCCGCCTATGTATTTCGTTTTTACCTGCGACACGCGAACCCCTAGACCGATCAGAAGGCCGCCATCGACAACCCTTCATAATCATTTGCTCAGCTAGTGATGGTCCCGTGTCGCCACGGTTGTGCCACAAAGAAGAGTCTAGCACCCCGTATCTCATACCACCATCTTTTTTCTCTAAGTCTAAAATCATATCAGCTAGATCTGTAGCTGTAACCTTAGAACAATATAGCTCTCTATAAACAATGAGTTGCTCGTCTGGTGCAACAGCAAACCAGATAACTCCTGTATAAGATCCGTAGCCGTAGTCACAAGCTCTAAACTTAGCCCAGCTTTCGGGAACTTCAAAAGCGTCAATGACATGTTTGGTTCTGTCAAACTCTGGGAAAGCGGCTCCATCATTAATATCCCAGTTACCTTCTAAGAGTTGCTTTCTTTGATGTTCTGGTAGTGACAATAGCATCGCTTCATAGTCACCTGCCTCAGCAAGATATGGGTTGTCAAACAATGATGCAGGTATAAACCTACGTTTGAACAAGGGTTGTCCTGCTTTACTGTGTCCAACAGGGTATGTAATTGTATCACCTGTTTCAACATTAGTAGCCCAGAACGGCTCATTAGATGGTCCAGGATCAATAAACATTTTCTTAACCCACTGGTGACCGCTACCTCCTGGGTTGGTAGTAGCTCTCATGTACAAACCTAAGTTCTTTGCTGAGCTACGTAAACGTGATCTCATGTAGTCCCAAGCGTAGGGACTCGACCATTGTGTAAGTTCGTCAAAGCCTATCCAGTTAAAAGCCTGTCCTTGGTATCTAGTAACGTCAGTATCTTTATCCAAGTAAGACATCCAGAGTCTACCACCCCTAGGTGAAGTCCACTGTGACTTACGTTCTGACCATTTGATACCCGGTATAGCTTTAGGATATAACTCTTGACTCTTCTGTATTAACTCTCTAAGTTCTTCTGTAGTATGACGTACAAGCAATCCTGAGAAGTTAGGATCGTTTAGTCCGTGTAGAGGATCAGCCAACATAGCATATGATTTACCTCCACCAGCTGCGCCGCCATATAATACTTCTCTCTCTGATGAACTTAGAAACGAGGTCTGGGGGCCAGGGTTAGGCTTAAACACTATATCTTGTGCTAACTCCTCATCATACGCAGGAGCAACAGCCTGTGCTGGAACAGTATCTCTAGTAATTTCTATTTGTTCAACTACCTGTACTGGAATCTCTGTAGGCTCCGACACCTTGGGTTTCGAGCTTTTCGATTTCCTCAAGGGTTTCTTCGAGCCACTTGGCAAGCTTGCGTTTAATAGCAGATGCTTTTCTACGTCTTTGCTCAACTTCGATTCTCTTCTTTAGTCCCATATGAGATATATAGCGACCTGTTTCTTTGCTCAGCCATTGTGCTACTGCACGATAACTATACTGCTTAAGATGTCTCTTTGCAAGATCTAAAGCTTCAAGCTCCAGACGGACAGGTATCAGAAGCCTATCATTGTCTGGAGCTAGGACATACCCCCAAGGTATCTTTGTTGTAACACGAACTATTGTGTGCCACTCTTTTTCTTTGCCTTTGGTTGGCTTTGGTAATTGCCAGAATCCTAGGTCTCTTGTTGGAATACTTATTCGTTTGTGCCTTCTTTTGGTGGTAGATAGAAGATGCCACCGCTTGATGTGACATCCACTTTATCTACTTTACCAAGTCCAGCGCGGTCTAGCAAGTCTTTTGCTGCAACCATTTTTTCTTTTATGCCTAGCTCAGTAGGATCAGAAAGAGCACCTACCATAGCAACTGCAGCTTTAGGGGCAGTACGGGCAAAATAAGTACGAGTCTTCTCGCCTATCTCATCCTTTAGGGATTCAACAATAGCTGTAGTGCTGCTGCTGTCCCCGTAACCTGCCAACCTTTTAGCTGCAACAGCATCACCATTAGCCTCATCGAATAGTACTTCAAGAAACTTGTTTTGTTTTTCGGTTAGATTTCTCGCCATATATATGCTCTCTTATCTCGCCACGGCTAATGCCTATGTCGTGTAAATCTCTGTCACTCATATTGTTAAGTAACCAAAGATCAGCCCTTGCTTGTTGTGTTCTTTGTACAGCCCTAAAGCCGCGTTGTAAAAAGTTTAGCATCACTATCTCCTTTGTTTGTGTGCGGAGATAGTTATACTTATTTAGTGATTACTTAGTACACCTGTTTATGCATACCCGTTAACCTACAGGTATAAAGGTTTCAGTTACTGTAACAATAGTATCAATGTGACCAGCAATAGAAGGGGTTACCTGTATTTTATCCCCTGCTTGAAGTACTAGATCTATATTGCTATGGCTAACTGAGTCATTGTGTGAAATAGTTTTATCGTTTAAAAACTTTGAGGTATAGGTATCAGCGGCTACGTACCAAGTTATATCAATTGTATTATTTCCACTACTTTCACCATTAACTATATGGATAAAGGTTACTTCAGAAACACAGTTAGCTGGACAAACATATACATCTTCTATGCTTGTACCAGTATTGTGACCGTATACAGAACGCATACGTGAGGATTTGCCCTGATTAACTAAGCTCATTACTCATCAACCCACGCTTCATTCTCTGGTGTGTTAGGATCATCCTTAACATAGTGACCTTTAGCTGTACGTGCACGTTTCTTACCCTCAGGAGCTTTAGACTTTTTCTTAGCCTTAGGTTTAGTAACTTCAGCGGCTCTACAAATTTCTGTTACATTTGGATCATTACAAAAAGCATTACCAAATCTATCTTCTATAGCCGCTTGATTGCCACGCTCATCCCAAACACAACCATCTACATCTACTGTGTAGCCGTGCTTCTCTAGAGCATCTTTATATTTTTCATAAACCTTCATAAGTCTAGCCTCTTTTCATAGGCTTAGAC